TTGCCGAATATGATGGCAAACTTTCTATTATTGACTTTAAAACTTCGCGTAAACTAAAGAAAGAAGAGTTTATCCAGAATTATTTTATGCAGGTTTCATTTTATGCAAAGGCCTTCGAGGAAAGAACTGGTATACCGGTTGACCAAGGTGTTGTCTTGATAGGTGTAGATGATTCTGAACCACAAGAATTTATTATTGATACTTCAGAATATTTGGACCATTTCAAGGCTGTAAGGGAAAAATATAAAGAATTATATGAACAAAAAACGGTACATAATAGTTGATGAAAAGATGGGTGTGTTTTTAGGAACATACGATGCACATCAGCTGGGTATCGAAAACGACCATAGAATGTATGCGTGTTTTGCAGAAAATAATCCTTTTGGTTTAACAACTGCATGTTCATTTAAATCTTCTAGAGCGGCACAACATTATATTAAAGACATGTTTCCTTTAAAGAAACATAGAGATTTAGGTGTATTGCCAGTAGACACGGATTCAGAATTTCCTTCAGTTGTGGAAATGGTAAAGGCTGGTTATGCTGACCATTGTCATGATATGTTGGAAGTAATGTTTGAGGAAGGACCTCAAACAATTCATTAATAGGGGTTGACTTTTAAAGTCGATCGTGTTAGAATACGAAATATGAAAAATTCAAAAAAACTTATAAATGATGCATTAATGTTGGCTGTAAAAGCCCACGGTGAGCAAAGACGTAAATACACAGGCGAACCCTATGTATTACACCCTATCGGCGTTTCAAAGATAGTCGAAACCGTGGAACATACGCCAGAAATGATATGCGCTGCACTGCTACACGACGTTGTAGAAGATACCCCTGTGACATTTAGAGAAATTAAAGACCAATTTGGCCCAGTCGTGGCTGAATATGTACACTATTGTACAAACGTCTCCGAAAAGGAAGACGGAAATAGAGCGTTCCGTAAAAAAATGGACGCTGACCATTTCGCTTTGGGACCAGCCGAGTCTCAAACAATTAAAGTAGCTGACCTGATTCATAACAGTGAATCTATTGTCAAGCACGACCAGAAATTCTTTCATAAAGCTTACAAACATGAGAAGAAATATCTTATGGAAGTATTGACTCTGGCAGACCAATCCCTTAAGGATAAGGCTCAAATTATCCTTGATGAGAATTGGGTCGAACCTCACAAACGCTAGTCCTTTCATATACTAGAAAGTTATAACGATATAACAAAATAGTCTAAGAAACCTGTTGACTTTAACGAGTAGACGTATTATAATGTCTACATCAAATAGGGAAACAGGAAATGAATATTTACGAAATTTATCTACACGGAATCAGTAAAGGTTTTATTAAAGCCTGGTCGGAATCCGCTGCTCGAGAAACCTACTATATGCGTCACGGTGACGCTAGTGGTTTTTGGTTTGGTTATGAAGACATTAAAGTTATTAAGCGATAAGGATTAATATGAATATTGAAGTTCAAAAATTTAAAATGGAAACTTTTTCAGGTGGTATCCCCTCCGGGTTTGAGTTAGTCGAATACGAGGAGGGTACTGACCCAGTTAAAGATGGTTTTATCCTTTATGGATTTGACGAGGTTGGAATGTTTGGCCTTAAAAATCCTCAACACGCATTTGTATCTTATGGAGAATAATGATGGACGTGATAAAACATATCGACCGTAAAGTCCTCGCTCTACAAGAGGCAGAAGTCGCGATGCTGACTTTAAATGACCACCTTGGGAAGGAATATTTCCCACCTGAAACACTAGCAATGATTTCAGAACTCAAGGTGGATTTGTACGAAATCCGAGACGCTCAGGATACTTTAGAGGACCTCGAAGCCTCTTTGCAAAATAATTAAACTTTTTTCGCAAAAAGTGTTGACTTTAACAAGCAATTTTGGTATAATGTACACATAATATGAAAAAAGGAGAAAAAATGAAGTTGAATGATTTAATTAACGAGGTTAATGCCGAAAACGCACCTAGGATTTTTGAAAAAGGTCCTACGTTTGTTATGGAAAAAATTGACTCTGCTGCTGAATGGATTTGTTCTGATTGGCCAGAAGGTTCTGGTTTCCAAACATCTGATAGGAATGCTGTGTTCAGAGATGCGCTTAGAGATGTAATCGGTGCAAAAAATGCTGAAATGTTCTTTAAGGGACAAATTGTTCTGGACCCTGCTGAACTTTCTTTATTTAAAACTGGCGTTAACAACGCAATATCTAATCATTTATCTTAAGGAGTTGTTATGAAATATATTGTAAAACAGGTTAAAATTCCAACCTCAGAAAAGGAATATCCAAATCTATACGGCTGGGGTGGCGCAACTGAAAAGTCACCAGCTTGGAAAGCTAGAATGGACGGAATGCACTTCAGTCAGGACGACGAGTTTGATATTCAAACTCTACCATTCTACAAAGAATGTTTTAAAGTTGATTGTTCAGATCTGGACGAGGTTTTCAGATTGACAAATCTTTGGAACGATATGGACAAAGTCGAGAAAATCGGCGAAGGTGGTCATTCGACTTCAGTTGGTGACATTATTGTAGATACTGACACAGGCGACCATTTCATGGTCTGCGATTTCGGATTTAAATTATTAGGCGTGACTCAGGTCGCTGCCTAATTTTTTTCAGTTTACGTGTTGACTTTAACAAGTAATTTTGTTATAATGGTCACCTAAATTAGGAAAAGGAAAAAATATGAATCAATCTATACAAAATTATCTCAATAATTTTAACGCTGGTGCGTATGATGAGAACAGTGTCAGTACACAATGTGACGCTGGTTGGTATGACTGGTTTTGTAGGGACACTTCTCTACGAAATAAAACTTATACGCTCACAAACAAGCTGAAACAGCTTATCTTATCTGATAAAATTAACATTTATCAGGACTATGTATTTTTCAAAAACAATTGCGGACATGCGCTGTATGACGATTTTCGTATCTGTGACTTAGAAACAGGTGACGTAAAATATACAGTATCGCCTAGCGATTGTGACGGTTTATCAACGGTATGGGGAATCGATAATGAATTCGCAGCTCCACTCGTTGAAGGAAGTTGGAAGGACGTAAAATCCTTCTTTGGTGTGTAATTAATTTTTAAATAGGAGTATTTGTTATGGCACATAATATTGAAATGGTAAACGGTGAGGCTCAGATGGCCTATCGTTTGACTGCTGGGGTTCCCTGGCACGGACTTGGGGTACCTGTCGGTGACGACATGACACCTCAAGAAATGCAAAAGGCAGCTGGTCTTGACTGGACTGTCAGAAAGGTCGACTCTTTTGTAGAGCTCGATGGTGAAAAGATTCCAACAGGTCAGCAATCGCTGATTAGGGAATCTGATGGAAAAATCCTAACCAATGTCGGTGGAAACTGGAATCCAGTTCAGAACTCAGAAGCTTTTGATTTCTTTACTGATTTCGTTAAAGCTGGTGATATGGTTATGGACACAGCTGGTTCATTGAAAGATGGGCAAATTGTATTCGCAACAGCTGATGTTCGTGATGGATTTGAACTCTTTGGTGGAGACGAGGTAAAAGGTTATCTGTTATTCTCTAATCCTCATCTATACGGTCGTGCAATCGACGTTAAGTTTGTTATGACAAGGGTTGTATGTAATAATACATTGACTATGGCCCTCGCTGAGAACAACCAACCAGCTGTCAGAGTTTCACATAGAAACGAATTTGACGCTGAAAAGGTAAAGGAACTATTAGGTATTTCACATACTAGAATTACTCAGTTCAAGGAAGCTGCTGAATTCTTAGGTTCGAAGCGTTATACTGATTACGACTTTGAGAGATTCCTCGGTAAAGTCTTTGGTGTGTCTACCAACGATAAGAGAGAACTCAGCAAGACTGGTGTTAATCTTTCTCCAACAGCTGCAAGGGCTTTGGAAATTGTTGACTCTCAACCAGGTGCGAACTTCGCTCCAGGTACATGGTGGAACGCTTATAATGCGGTCACTTATATGACAGACCATGAACTAGGAAGAAACGCAGACTACAGGGCTGCCGCAGCTTGGTTCGGTCACAATGCGAAGAGAAAGCTTGACGCTCTCAATATCGCAGTGGAAATGGCGGAGGCAGCGTAAGTTGCCTTTTTCTCTCAAGCAAAAAAGTCGCACTTTTTTCAGTAAAAGTGTTGACTTTTGCTTGTTAAAGTATTATAATGGTTGTATAAATTATGAAAAAAGGAGAAAAAATGAAGTTTGATAAAAATGGACTTTTAATTGAGGACGGTGTTTCTGTAAAAAGAGATTCTAAAGGTAAACAGAGGACTGATGCGTGGGTCGGTAGATTCCATGTTGGTTGTGCTGGCGATATGCTAGAACTTGAGAAGATTAAGGACACAGTCAAGTCTATGAATAAACTTCTTAAAGAAGGTGAGGTCAAAGATAAATTTGGCAGAGACGTGAGATATAGGGTTGAATTAAAAGGTAGAAAGCCAATCAAAAAGAGAGTTAATCCTAGAACTGGTAATGAATATGGATATAGTAATTTTGGTTCAATCGTCGGTGGAATCGCTAACGCTTCAGAAATTGACGCTTATATCTACACTAGGAGACAATGGTAATGAAAGTTAAAATCGAACTTGAACTTGACACAGTAAGAGATGCTGATGAAATCTCTCAGCTGATTGAGATTGCTGAAAAGATTAAAGAAAAAGTTAGTGAAGTCCAAGAGGACGATTAATTTTTAAAAAGTGTTGACTTTAACAAGTAAATTTGTTATAATGGTCACATAAATTAGGAAAAGGTTTTTTAAAAGGAGTTGTTATGAAAATTGTTATCCAAACCCAATATCGTGAAAATTATGCCGCGCACAACGAGGACTATGTTCCTGGCGTTTCTGAGGACTACTGGAAGTTCAAGGGCGGTGATACCTACATCGTTAACGATGTGACGGCTGACCAAGCTCAGTCAAGCTCATTTTGGGACGAGCTAGAAGCTCTGGTGACTTATCATAATGACGCTTCAGAGGAATACATTCTCGATATGCAAGTTATCGACGATATGGATTTCAAAGCTGAGGACCATTTCCAGGAATGGGAAACTCCCACTTACATTACTCAGGCCGAGTATGGTTTCATTGCCACCAAGAAAACTCTGAATGGAGAATTTGGTTATATGAGACCTGAGATTGAGTCTAGGTTTGAAACCTGGACTATGCTTCCAAGGCAGGAGAGGAAGTTTTATTCTTCTTCTTTCACTATGAAAGATGGATTAATTCTATCTTCAGACGAATTGAAACAATACTTTTGTGAGGCCGCGTAATGAGTAAAGCTACATTTGACACAATCACATCAATTGGCCTACTGGCCATACTCTTCGGAACTCTGATTTATTTCTTTTTCTTCTCGGCTCCATTGCCAGAAGTACATGTCAGCTATTCTACAAAAGAGTGTGTGAAAGTAATTAATTATGATAGTCGTTTTGACTATACATGTAAAAATTACCCAAAGAAATATCATCACGTTTGGGTGGAGTAAATTATGGAAATATTATTAAATCAAATTTTTGCCGTCATCATTATGATTGTCGCTGCGATATTCACTTATATAGGATGTCACATGTCTGTTGAGAAGGACGCAAAGAAACATATCCCTCTCATTTGGGAAAAAGGTGGTTTCTTAAACAAGCAATACCATAAAGTTTTCGATAAATCTAAAGTAAAGTATTTCGATGGAGATAATACATAATGAAGATTCAAATTCTTCAAGAGATTACTGATTGGGGAGATACGCCTGTGGCAAACGGGAAATATCACCTCAATGAAAATGGTCACCTCGTCGCCTACGAGAGGACTGACGGAGTAATGAAAACGTTTCGTTCACCAATGAAACAATTTTCAAAGGCAAGGCGTAAATTTAAAACGATTGGAGAATACACTCTATGAATAATATAAATTGGAAACGCTGGGGGAAAGTTGCATTGGTTGCACTTCCAGTAGTAATATGGGTTGCTTGGTATGAAATCATTAAATTGCTTCATGCTGGCAGCAAATGGTTCAACGATTTCGGCGACGAATGGCTTGAAAATTTTTTAGATAAGGATTGATTATGAGTAATATTATTTTACCCACTAGCGATAGTGATAAAAAGAGAATTAAAGATTGTATGGTTGAAATTTCCAATTCATACACTCGTCAAGAAGCTGAGAGAAGCTTTATCAAAGAGGCGATTGTCTCTTTATCTGAAGATGTGAATATTCCTAAAAACATTTTGGCAAAAATGGCTAGGATTTATCATAAACAAAATATGGCAGATGTTGTATCTGAAATTTCAGACATCGAAGCTCTACTAGAGACAGTCAATGTCAACTAGAACAGAAGTTCATCAAGAGGGGACCGCAATGGAACTCTCGTTATCACGCAAGCTCATTCGAGCCTTGGAAGACTCCGGTGAGGTCCTCTCACCGGCAGTCGCTTTATCTTTGGATAAAATCAAAAAATTTTACAAGGAACAAATCCGCAACGGACTTTTGTGACAACTTTGTAAAATATTATTAATTTTTATAATATAATATAAAAATTTTGTATATATACTATTGTATGGCAAATCGGCATACAGTTCATTTTAACATAAGGACATAATGAGTCAAACGACTGATATTAAAATTTTAAAAGCAGTTAATTTATCGCCTACGGTCGACGATACATTTTTTGACAAGCTCGAAAATGTACATCCCATGAAACAAATAACTATCGCTTCTATAATCCAGGTATCAGTATTTGGATTTATGCTACTAGCATTTTATTTGATAGGATTGGCGGTATGAAAAATTTGAATAAAAACAGAATACAAGAGAATTTAGAAATCATATTATTATGTAGTATTTTTGCAATTTCTCTTGTTGGAGTAAATCCACCATTATGAGAAATTTTTTTAAAAGAGGCTGGGTAAAATCATTCGTTAAATACTGGGTATTGCCTTGGGCGCCTTGTATACCTAAGGAAAAAGTCTAATGTTAGAATTTATTATTATAATGGTTTCCATACTTTCAAGTTTTCTTTATTTGAAAAAAGCTCCTATGTATGAGATCCGACAGGCTCTCTACCTAGAAAAACAAAAATAACAAACTCAGAGGTAATACAATGAAGCAATTCTTAGAAGGATTGCAATTCAATGGTGAGATTTGTATGGAGTGTATTCTTGTTTCCATTTTCATGGGAATGATGTTTTACAGCATAAGTACTATAGCATAATGATTGCAATCATTTAAAACTAGAAAGGGAGCGAAAGCTCCCTTTTTTATAGACCTTACTATTACTTAGCTACAACAAACTCATTTAATTCTGACGCAACATTAATAATGTCTTGAGCAGTAAAGTTTTGAGCTGGTAAAGGTTTTTTATCATCTGGATGGTTATCGTTGTGATGATAAGTAGCGTTAATCTTTCTTTCAAGATTATCATATAATATGGACTGAGCCATACTGAGTAGGTCGGCACGAATCTCGTACCCTGATTTTCCGTTTGACATAATTCCTCCTGTGTGTATGTGTGTTTATGTCTTGTATCTTTTATTAGATACATTATTATATATACGAGCTATCTTTTTTCGCATTGCCTCTCGGCTTTATGAATCAATCTAAAATTATTTGCTACAATAACTCCTGTTGATATACCTGCACCTAATTTCCAACCATACCAAAAATGTTCGTCCGTATCTATAACAAATTTTAATCCACCAATAATACCTAACTTTAAACCGACCATTTCATGAACTTGTGGAATTTCAGGTAATAAAGGATTTGCTTCATATAAACAATCATATTTCATACCTTTATAAGTTGAATATACATCAAGTATCTGAGTGGTCCAAAAGAATACATCAATCCATTTTCTTTCATTCTCAGTCCAACCAAAATCTGGAGAGGACATATCTAGGTTAAGATTTACATCATTTACTGAGAATTGTGGAGCACGTTCCTGGAATTTTGGATTGTGTTGTAAATCATGAAAAGTAGGAACAAATTTAGGACCATAAGGTAATTGGATAATTGCACCGTTAGACATTATTCTCGATTTGCCTACAATTGTTCGGCGAACATAATATTCGTTATATGGAGCAAAATGCCCTTGTTGAAATTGTGTTAAATGTCTTTGATTAACGTTGGGTATGTAATGTGTTTCTATTTTAGGCACATACGCACTTACTGGAATACTCAGAAAAAGTAATCCGATAATAAATTTATTTAGTAGTCGCGATAAAGACTCCATTCCAATCCCTTGGTAGCGTTTGTGTTTTCATGTATTCACAACGCTCTATCCACATCTTGTAATAACCAGCCATTTGGCCTTCAAAACATTCCATCAAGTCATTACAGATTTTAATGGCCTTATCAAAATTTTGTTTTCGATAATTCAGATGCATTGCTTCATGCATCTCTGTGGGTTTAATATATTTATTCTTGTCCAAATCAAGAACTGTGTAAATTTCAATACCTACTGTCTTGCCTTTTACGGCCAAATCATCTACCTTTAAAAAGAAAAAGTCATCACGACAATGTTTTACTGTATCTCCACCTACTAATAAAAGGCAACCATATTCTTTACATTTAGACTCAATTCGTGCAGCAGTTGAAACGCTGTCGCCAAGTACATCATAACTGTGTCGTTCTGTAGAACCCATTTCACCAAGATAACCAAGGCCAGTGTTAATCCCAGCCCCCATACCAATTGGTGGTCTTCCTTCTGATACAATTTTTTCATTAAATTTTTCTACACTCCTTAACATATTGAGTCCAGTTTGCACTGCGGTTTTAGGATGTTCTGGGTCATCAATAGGAGCATTGTGAATATGCATTGAAGCATCGCCTATATATTTAATAATCATTCCATCAGCATTAAGGACAGGCTCTGTGATTGAATCCATATATCCATTCATCAATTTTGTCAAGCCTTGTACATCGTCTCCAAAACTTTCACCTAAAGGTGTAAAGCCTCTTAAATCAGAAAAACAAATACTTATTTCTTTTTTCATACCTTCTTTAATGAGGGCAGGATTTTCTTGTAAGAGACGAACAACTGTTGGGGAAGCATACCCAGAAAATTGCTTTTGTATTTGACGTTTTTCCAAAAACGTGATATAATACTTGTTGAAACTTGATTGGGCAAAAACTACTAAGGAAGCTAATGAACTCAAAGTTGCATCAACGAAGATTAAAGAATCATTCCAAAGATACAATGATATTCCATAGGAGGAGAAAAGAAGAAATAAACTCTTTATCACCGCAAGAGTTGTGGGTAAGATATAGACCGCTCCAAGGATACCTAGACTCAATAACACCAGAAGACCAAGCTCGGCTATTGGCTGCCAGTCGGGAATCTGTATTTCGACTCCTGAAAGAACGGTCTGAATTAGATGGGCTTGAACTTCATGGGGATACACTGCACCCGTTGGGGTTGCGACTGGATTAGCATATCCTTCAGCTGTTACGCCAAATAAAAGAACTTTTCCAGATGGCAATGGGTCTAATATACTAATTTGTTCAAATTCGTTCCAGAATGCAATTGGTATTTCAGCAAAACTATTTGTTGTAATTGGGTCTTGGCGACCCATTCGTATCCATTCGACACCATTGGTGCCAACTTTCATTTGGTAACTTGGT